CATTTCACAAAGGCTCGATAATACGGCGAGTCTGCAAAGTCTTCAAACGTTTTGTTGCGAGCTGATCCTTGCATGGTTTCGTAAAACTTTACATAGGCTTGAAATCCCAGGCGAACACCTGCTTCGTGCTGTTCCAGTCGTCGGCGCTTGGGCTCACACATGTGAACAGCCACAGAACTCTCTTTAAAGAAATCTTTTTTGCAAAACTCACAACTAAAACTCATACTAGTATTGTATTGTTTTTGATGTAGTCTGTCAAGAACTCATTGAGCTTGTGATGATGTTCGGGCCTGCGATGTCTAAACTCCGGAGGTGGTGGTGGGTCATTGCGTATGGCCGATTGTGGCACTCCTTGTTGATGTTGCCAGTGGATGGACGCCCAACGATATTGATTGACAAATAACTTGTAGTCACCAAACAGGTCCAGGCGCGGGTCAACCAGGTGATCCAACATTTCCTGTTCGGGTTGATCATTGATTTGACGAAACACCAACAAGCAATGTCCTCTAGACTCAAGCCAGGCGTTCAATGAAGTCAATTGATAACTCAAATTTTCCAACATGTCCAACATGCCAAGCACATGAGCATCAAAATTAAGGTCTGCCCATTCATGGGTCTTGGCCTGGGTCCACATGCCTTGATATCGATCTTTTGCCTGTGCCTGTGGGTTGACCCAGGTGCCTTCAAAGTCAGTGCCGTCCAGTGCCACTGGTATTTCCCAGCGGTTCATGAATGTCATGCCCAGCAGATACAGTGAGGGACGATGATTTTGATATGCGTGTTTGGCCGTGGTACGTACAATGCGAGAATTACAACTGCCACCACGTGCAATGTTTTCAGATATTTCTATTCCCAGGCGATGTGCCAAGTCAATGTGTCCGCCACCACTGGCATATACCTCCATGTAACTGCATCCATTGACCACTAGTTGTTCAATCATTTTGCATCCTTTCCCGCCTGACGATCATGCTCGTCAAGTTCCTGGGCCGTGACCACAGTCATCATGACGTCTAGTTCATCTTCTCGATATGTGGGATACAATTCTTGCAGTCGTTTTCGTTTGGCACTGGCTCCAGATTCTTTTTTCTTTGGGGCCACCCAGTTGTGTTTCATTGCACCCAGGCCTGGACTCACTGCTGTGGCACACAACCATTGCAGTTTGGGATGCCGGCCAATTGTAAAAAAATGTTTGTTCAAGTAGTGATTGCAACTTTGTACATAGTACTCTTGCAATTCCCGAGCACCATCCACACAGCTACCCCATCTAATCATGAGAAAATTACTAAACTTCTTGCGCTCTTCTGTGGTAAGGCTGTTGTAAAAATCTCGATTCTTGAGATCCAGCTGACGCATCTCGTTGTGTATTGATAGCTTATCCATATTTGAAAATCTTCCTGTACACTTGTTGTTGAACTGGCAACCGATCAAACCATCCCTCGCCGCGCACATGATCCATCATGAGCTGGCGGGCTGTGAACTTCCACCAGGCCTGAGTATGGTCCACTGTGCGCAGTACATCAATGGCTCGATCAATATTCACATGCCGGTGTGGCGCTGTTTCCAGCTTGGCAATCAAGCTGTCACGAAACTCCCAAGGAATCAAACCCAGGCCCTCGGCACCATCAGGATTGGCCAATACTGGTTGGAACGCATGTTCTGTGACCTGTTGCTGTGAGAGGTAATCAAACAATTGATCTATCCACCAAATGTTAATGGCACTGATCACTGGCGCATAGGATAATTGTACATGAGATTGTGATTTACACCAAGCAATATTTTCTTCGATTGTGCTCCATTTGGTGCCACTGCGAACTATTTCGGCAATGTCCCCCACAGCATCAATGCTGGCGTTGACATTGACATGATTGAACTTGGGCCAGTAGTCTTTCACATGCCGGTTCTTGTAGCCCAGCACTGTCATGTTGGTACTGTACAGTATACGAGGTTGCACACGGGCTGCAATCAATTTTTCCAACAACTGATAGTGTTGAGGATTCAGCAGTGGTTCGCCGCCGGCAAAATAAACCTGTTGACAGTGGCTCAAGTCAATGTCGCCCAGCTCAACTTCTTCGTGCAAGTGGATCACTGGTTGTCCCAGTTCGCTGGCCCAGCTGGTACTGAATCCTGGACCACAACTGCGACATTTTAAATTGCAAAGATTGTTGTTTCTAAAATCCAAAAAGTGAACATGTATACTGGTTAGGTCAGTGGGATAGTGCTGAAACATCTTGCGCCAGCCTTCTCGTTCAGGCGGGCATGAGTTCATGCACTCCCGGGGAATTTCCCCTCGCAAAAAGGCTCCGCCTACTACGTCACGAACCTGTTCAGGGCTGTCAAAGTGGTCGCCACCCCAGCTACAACAGGGTGTGAATTTACCCCCGGGCATGTAGGTGGTTGATGTCCATGGGGCCTTGCAATATATTTCACTCATGTGTTTTCCTTAAATTATACAACACCAACAACTTGTCCAGTAACTCTTTCATGTCTGGATGTTGTTCGCACATGCCCAAAACATCATTGATTTGATTCATCATGCGCCGGGTCGGTTCGGTCGCACTGGAGGAGTTTTGCTCAATGCCAACTAGCCTGCGTTTTGTTTGCCCAAACTCACGTGCATAGATTCTGTTGTCCACACGTTCGTAGATGTAAGTGGCTCCGGGTGTCAGTGTTCCCATGTCACCAGGCCTTGTTGTAGTCCACAATTTCGCAGTTGCGACTCACGTCCTTGGCAAAGTACACACAGTCGGGCTCGTCTTCATCGTTCAAAGGCACTGCCAGCAGTTGTCCATTCTTGAGCTTGGGTGCGTACCACACCACTTCATGATACACATCTAGTATCTCAATGTCGGGAAAACTGGGTCTAAAACTGCTGAGTGGATTGAACTGAAACACTTGGAATCCACGATCGTTTATGGAAGTCAAGGGCAACATTTCTAGATCGCCCACGTCAGGCTCTCCAATCAAGATCTGCCAGTCCATGGGCATTTTGATCACATTGTTGCCAATGCGCAGTACCAGGGCAGGACTGCTAAAGCTCTCTAAAAATATCAAAGGAATATAAAAGTAGTCGGGACTGTGTGGATCAGAATTGTCCAATATTGCAAACCTCATGTCGTCGATCTCTTCGGGAAGATGATCCAAATCAAAATGGTTGTTGTCTAGGGTTAATATTCTCATGGGTTCTTTAGTTAATGGTCATCCATTCCAGCTTTTCCTGGGTGAATGGATAATTTGCCTCACGATAAAACTGCTTGCGTTTGGTGAGATGTCGTTTGGCAAATTTACATGTGGAAGTTATGTCCCAGATCTCCACATGATCTTTGTCTTCGGCTTTGCGAATTCCTCGTCCGATACTTTGTATAACACGGACAAATGATTTTCCTGGTTCCACAAGAACCAAGTTGAAGATCCTGGGTATGTTGATGCCCACAGCAGCCACACCGTAAGTGGCCACAATGATTTTGTCTGAACTTTCAGCCACTTCATCGTACTCGGCCTGACGCTTGGTGCCCTTGGTGGCTCCGGATACAAACACTGCTCGGTCACCCAGACGTTCAACCAGTTGACGACCACATTCAGTTCGGTCTACCAAGACCAAGGTGTTGCCGGTTTCATTTACTCGATTGACCAGGGCGGCCATGGTATCCAGGCGTCCGGATTCTTCCAAGAGATACTTGAGTTCACTCTGGTAGTCTTTGTACTCCACATGGTCCACCAACTGCACAATGTTCACATGACAGTTGGCCAGCACACCGCGATCCTGGAGCTCACTTGCAGCCAAGCGACTCACTACTGGACCCAGGCTCACCAACAAGGCCTGACTTTCAAACTTTTCCTTGGGCACAGTCCCGGTCAAACCCCAGCGAATTGGCACTCTTGACAGCACCCCGGCCAGCAGGGTTTTCAGCGCATCGGCCTTGGCCATGTGTACTTCGTCCACAATCACACAGCACACATCCTCAATGAAGTCATGTATGGTGAAGTCGGCCAGGCCACTCTGTGTGGTTTTCATCAAGTTGTTGAGACTTTGCCAGGTACAAATGGTGTGCTTTTTGCCCAGGTCTTTGCGATCGCCAAAGTAAACACCCACATCCAGACCCAGGTTCACATAATCTTTCTCAGTCTGTGTCACAAGACTTTTATTGGGCACAATCACCAGACTGCGACCATAAGGCTCAATGCTGGCACTCATGGCTGCTGTCATCAAGGTCTTGCCGGCACCTGTGGCCACTTCTTGTATGCATTGTGGGTTGTCTAAAAAGTTGTTGATGATTTCAACCTGATAATCACGCAACATCACAGGCTCACCTTGGGCAGGGTGGCCCTTGGGCCAGAGCTTGTGTGCAAACGAGGCCTCTTCAAACGGTGAGAAATCAAACTGTATTGAATAGTCTCGCTGGTCGTCCAACTCAATGTCATAGTTGTATTTTTCCAGCAAGGGCACAATCTCGGGCAACAGATTTACATAGGTTGATCCGCCCAGTTGGAAGTAGGCCACCTTGCCGTCCCAGCGTCCCAGTCGCACTGCCGGCAAATAACGTGCGGCAGGATTTTCATACTTGAATGCTGACACCAGCTTTTTGCGAACATCTAGATCAAGACCTTCTATCTTGATGTTTACTTCGTCTCGTATTATTATGGTTGCAGTTTTCATTACTGCAATTATATATTAGTTAATAGCAAAATGTCAAATCATCTGACAAAAAAAACAGGCACCTTTTTTAGAGATGCCTGTGTAAAGCCTGGGCCGGAGCCAACCGTTTTTTGCCCAGGAAAACTTTAAAGTGTCATTCTTTTGTGTTGACTGTGGTCTTGAACAAAAAGCCACACAATATGGTCAAGCCCCAGGCCTGCAACCAAGTGACTTCGGCAACACCTGCCACCGCACCCACCAAGCATCCGTTCCACAAC